CTGCTGTTTTCGCTAGTGCAACCCTAAAGAGGGAAGTCTGAGTACCGGCATGACGACCACACTGGGCCAGTCATACACTCTTGGCTTTCAGCTACCACGCTACTAACAGCCCCGCGACGCAGCCGAAGCTGCGAGGGACCCATAACTGCCGACTAAACGCCGAAGTTCTCCATCCGGAGCACCGCGAGCCGTCGCAGACCCTCCTCTTCCTCCGGGTTCACAAAGTCCTCAGGGACAAAGTAAACCTGGCTGCTCTCAAGACTAGGCTGGTAGGACCAGCCCTTGTATGAAAGCGACTTCCATGGCGGCGCCTTCCGCCATGAGAAGGTCCGACGTACCTCACCCTGTGAAGGGTTAAACACGTCCCTCTTCCCATGCCCATCCCGCCCATTCCTAAAGAAGTAATCCGTTAAGGCGCGGATTTCACCTTCTGAAGGGCAACCCCGATATTGCTGTAAATCGGGGTTTAGGGCCGAACCAACAGGTTCGGGTAGCTCAGTGAAATTCCTCTTTCGTCTCAGAGCAACTTCACGGCGGTACGCGCAACGAGTGCGCGGCAGCCCGAGCTGGGTAGGCATAAGCCCCCAACGATTCCCAATGCGGGACCTTATAAAGGCGTCCGCCCAAACTGGTCTAGAGCAGGCTCTAGCCATATGAAGCAGACCTTGGAAATCGTTAAGGGCTCCACCTCTCCTCAAGTGGCAGACTTCATGCCACTTCCCCCCTCTTCGAAGAAACGAAGTAGAGTTCAACTCCGCAACGTTCTTCGAGAATATAGTCTTCCGCTCGTTAAGCTGAAATCCCGGAGGATAGTCAACTGCCCGAACTTCAGACGACGCCGAAATCAGCGTGTCGTCACCGTTGACGAGTATATTCGCCTTACAGTCTCTTGTGGCCCAGCGTGCGGCAAGCCAAGACTGAAGACAGAGAAGGGGAAAGGAGAGGTAACTCCCCATCATCTGACCGTGTGTCACTGGCCGTCCATCCACGAGGGGATGGAGAGAATCCAGTGCGAGCTTACGAATAGCTCGAGGGACTTCGATGGCCTTAAAGAAAAGGCAGTCCAACACGGTCTCTGCCACGTCTAGGCAGAGATTGTCGGTAGCGGAAACAAGATCTATAGAGATCTGGTTCTCGTACTGACAAACAGATGATATCACCTCAGCAGTAGGAGGGCCAAATAGGCGCCACTCGCAGTGCTTCGCCATGAAGGCGTCAAGACACTGGTGCAGTGGACCTAAAAGGTCAATTGTGCCGTCGTAGATAATCAACGGCCGGACTTTCCCCGCGGAAAGTACCTCCTTATACCTAGCGTTGAACGCTGGTAGCTCTGTTTCCTCGGTACAGAGCCTGCGGAACTCTTCCTGCCTTCCTTTCCATATGAAGTCCGCTCTAGTCTTACAGAACCTAGA